GACCGAGGGTGATCACCTCATACTCCTGGCAATCAAGCCAGGAACGATTAGTGATCGCCTTCGCGGCAAGCTCATTCAGCTGCCACCGAGACAAAGGATCCTTAATCCGCCATGATCTGCGTACACGGTAGGGATCCTTCCAGAATTTCGCATCCTGCGGAGGAATCCCAAGAAGGTTCTCCCACTCAACCAGGAGCCTGGGAAGCAGCTGATTACTGATGTCACCATGCTCCATGGCCATACTCCGCAGGGTCGAGAAAGAGTATATCCCGTCTACGCGGGAAACCGATCCCTAACACGGCATATTCCGTGCGTTCTTCCGGACCGATCTGATTGGGAACCACGGCGTTGCGCAGGAAAACCTTGATGTAACAGCGCGAATCTTTAATGACCATCAGCGCCGAAACCCCTTCCCCACAAGTTTGATCATGTCGAATGCCTCATAGGCGAATTCGGCTGTTGCCGGGTCGTACAAGTCCCGCCACGCATCCGGCGGGAAATTCGTGGTCACGATGGTGGGTTTCGCGGCCGCATGCCGCTGCCGCAGAAGACGCGCAATCTCATCGCGCGCCATGTCGGTAGCCGTGCGGTGCTCACGCCCGAGATCGTCAAGCACAAGCAGCGGCACACGCCGCACATGTGCGATCAGGTGGCGGATCCCCCAGAACTCCTCAAGCGCACGCGTATCACCGCGTTCGGCCAGCGTACGGAGTTTGTTTTCATCCCCTAGCGCGGCAACGAAGTCGGCCGCCGTGATGAACCGGACGGCCGCGCCGTGGCGGCGGATCTCGTACGCTACCGCGCAAGCCAGCGTCGTCTTCCCGGTGCTGGGCGTGCCGTAAATCAGAAGACCCTTCCCAAGCCGCTCACGTGCGTTCTCAGGGCCTATCTGCGTGCGGTTGACCCAATCCCCCACGAACGCCCTGCAAAGCTCTCTAGCGCGCTCTGAGGCTGCGTCATGGGCATCCCAAGCGTCAATCCCCCGCGCGATGTGCTTGGCAGGAAACCCTCGCCGATGCATCGCAAGAGCCAAATCAGGGCCGTCGGACGCAATGGGCAGCTGGTAGATCTCCTGCTCGCTCATCGGGCCTTCCTCCGTACCTCGTCCATGACGGAGGCCATCCACGCCTCTTCGTCAAACTCTCCGTTCTCAGTAACCCAGGGCGCGTGCTGGGACTTCAGGTCCTCGTAGCCCGCAGGGTCGTCCATAAGCCGCTCACGCTCGGCACGCTCCACGTGCTTATGCAGCAGAGCCCGTTTGGCCAAGAAGTCCTTCCAAGGGGTGACCCCGTCCGCCTGGTATCCGGGGGTTTTGGCGTAGGCGTCAATCATCTTCCGGATGTAGTCCGGGCTGAGCCCGGACTTGAGCCAGCGGCTGAAAGCCCGAGCCAGGGCGGTGCGATTGGCAAGGTCCATCTGGCCAAGCTTGCCCAGTACCGGCCCCAGCCTGAATGTGAAGTAGTAGGCCAGCCCCTGGGAGGAATCCCGGTCAGGTATCTGGAACCGATGCTGGGTTTCGGGCTCCGGCTCAGGCTCTTCCCGGACCACCAGGTCCTTCAGATCCGGGTGGTTCTCAACCGGGTTGTAGGGGTCATGCCCAGCCCCCTTGGCCTTCTTCTTCTTGCGGCGCTTGCGCCCCTGTCGCGCCCCCGGCGCGACAGAGTTATCCCCCGAAGGGGGATAACTCAAAGATATATAACTATCTATATATGACGGTTTAGGTGAAATTTTTTCCCTAGTTGGTACGCGCTCAGGAGTTGATACATCACAACTCCCGTCACCCGACATCACAACTGAGGAAATTTTTTCCTCAGTTGGTACGTATCCCAACTCATCATCCTCGTCCGGCTCTGTGAGCTCAGTCCAGGTGTCAGCCGGGGTGATGTACCGGACGGCAGACTCATACGGCCCTGGAGGAGTCTCGTCAATGATCGTTTCGATGATTCCCCGGTCCTCGAGGGTTCGCAGAGCGTTGTAGACAGTCTTCTTAGACGCCCGGACCTCCCTGGCGATCCGGTCGACACCGATGAATGTTGTCCGGTAATCTTCGGAAGCGCTGTCCGCCAGCTTCAGCAACACCAGAAGTGTGGTGTTTTTGATGTCCCGGGGAGCCTTCTTCCAGACTTCCGTGATGATTGAGATGGCCAAATTTGCCGCCTATCAACTACCGTATTTGCGTTCAGGGCGACTATGTGTCATGCTTTTTTCGTGGGTCGGGTTCCCTTCCCCGTGCTCCCGTTCGCCCTCCTTGGGTGCGTGGATGGTGGTGTCTGAGCCGCCCGCCGGGTTACATATGCGCCTCCTCCCGGCGGGCGGTTCTTTTTCAGCTCCCCCAGTCGGCGGCAAGCCTTTCGAATTCTGCGCGTGTCATGCGCTCCTGAACCTCACCCTTACGAGGGCGGCCCCGGCCAGCGAGGCGAATGGTCTTTTTGTCCCGGTCAATCAGGACATTGACCTCATCAGATGAGGTGTCGCGAGGCTTTCCACGCAGCTTCGGGCGAGTCTCTTCAATCAGCTTGTCCAGCTCGTCCACAGTGGACGGCAGGTCGTCCTTGAGCATCTGGTGGAGGTGGTGCCGGACCACCCTGGTAATCGGGCTGAAGCGCGGATGCTCCATCCGCAGTGCGGCAATCGCACGGTCCAGACTGGACATGGCCAGGTACACAAAGGACAGGGTGGTGACCAGGTCCGGGACGTCTGCCTCGCCCTTTTCAGTCGGCTCCGACGGCCGGATCGTGGCCTGTGCCTCGTCGGTGGGCTCCAGCTCCTGGGTCTCCTCGTTCAGCTCAGGGAGGTCAGGAACTTCGCTCTTGTCATCGGACGGTCCGGGTTCGTCGTCTACGTCGGACGAGAATTCCGAAGGCTGCTCGTCATCCTGGTCCTCGGATCCATCGTCCACAACGATCTCATCAAGCCCGGCGTTGAGATCCAGCACAGTGATGCCGGACTCGTGCGCGTTGGTGAGGAGATCCTCTGTCTCCACGTCTGCTGCCTGCTCAGGGTCATCGCCCCACGCAAGCAGGAGGTAGATGTCGACGTCGTCGTCCTTGTGGGAGCGCAGTGCGTCTACGACCGACTCACCGGTGATGACCTCCTGCGCCCCATCAGCGATCTCCCGGCCAAAACGTCCGGGACGATCACCTCTGACAGCGATGTAGGGCAGGCCAACATCATCCATCCACCGGGCTGCGTAACGGACGGCGCTAGTGGTCAGCCTGACATCGGCAGGGAGGTAGACAGCGGCAACATCACGAGGGTTGTCCGTGTCTACCTCAAGGAAGTGGTCAAGCAGCGACTCGACCGTCTCGGGCTTGATGTCGCCGCCCCCGGCGACAGCGAACACGATTGACTTGGTCACATCGATCCAATCTGGTGCGGATGGGACGGCCCGAGTGTCCAGCACGTATCAACTACGTGCGCAACTCGCGTATCAACTCCGGGAACGAAAAAGCTCCGGAGACTCCCCCGTTCAGGGGAGGTCGGGGATCCGGCCTGCAGACGCCGGGCGGCGCGTGCGCGGGATCACAACGGTGCCAGGTTCCTCTAGCCGTGCCACAAGCTGGCGGATACCGGCCACGACGGCCGCCGCCGCAAGAGCTGTGATGATCCGATCATCCGCGTACGTAAGCGCGTAGCACGTACCGGCGACGATGATCAACTGTGCGACAGGCCAGATGCTGTATGGCCAGGCGGCGCGGACGGCCTCCCAGACCATCCACGCCGCAAGCCCGATCAGGATGATCTGCATTACTCCGGCGCGACCTTGTCCGTAACGCCAGTGCGCTGCACAGCGGCCGTCGCCCCTACGGGCTTATAGAGGCCGAAATGCATGCCCACACCGGTGAGGAAGGTCGCGACAAAACCGAGAATCGCGGAACCGTAATCGAACGCGGCATTGGCGGAGACCGCGTCATAAAGTTCCGTCAGAAAACCGGAAAGCGCGGAAAGTGCCAGCAGAAGAACAGCCTTCCAGCTTCCCGGCCAAGACGCCTTGGTGACGAGGCCAACAATGAGCGGAAGGACGACACCGATGACGATGGAAAGGACCTGAGCGGTGTCAAAAACAACCATCCAAAACCTCCGAAACCCAGGCCGCCAATGCGGTCCTGGGTTTCACGGTAGGTCAATATGGATGGATTTTTGTAATTCAGAAGATCAAGATGTCCCAACGCCTACCTGGAATCCGATGCTTGCGAATCGGAATCGGTTCTTTCCGGAAAATCAAGCATCCTCAGGCGCTGCAAGTCCTAGTCCAGGTGTGGGAACTTGCCGTACTCAGGCCACCCGATCCTAACACCCAGCGGGGCTTGGGCACGCAGGGCCTCAATGAGCACGGGTTCTCGTAGATCAATGTTCT